ATTGTGTGAAAACAACAAGCCGGGTTTCATCAACTACATGAGATCCAAAAAACGTCAGAAGTATCTGGTCTTTAGGGATGAGATGATTTTTGACAAAGAGCTTGATATTAAACTTAGTGGTAATGAGAGGTACGGTATTACCATGACACCCAGGCTTTGGAAGGTTCTTTTGGAGTATGCTGTCAACTCTTTATCAGAAGTAATGTATGAGGAAAGAGATCAGGAAGGAAATGTTACCCGGATACATTATGGTGTAGAAAGAATAACGGACCCTATGATCTTAAAGGAGATGCAGCTTTACCAACCTGGTATGAACGCTGACCGACTTATCTCTTATGCACTACTTATGACCTTTGTAAAGATCCTTCAGGCTTCAGGTAGAATGAGAAAGAAAATCGAAAGATCAGATGATAAATTGGAAAATCCGTCAAAATTAGTTACATTTAAAGGGGCAGATAGACCATTATTTCAAAATATTGGTAGGGCCGGCAATGGTAACATGTTAAGGGCCAATAGAAACCCATTTAAAAATATTAGATAAGATAAAGTTATTCGTATGGCAGTTTTAAATGCAATGCAGCTAAAGTCCGGGGCAAAGGTTGAACCTTTATATGGTAAAACCCTTGGTGGTATATACCAGCCTTACCAGATGTTGCCGATGAAAGAAAAGGATCAGCAATGGACGGCTCAGGTAATGGACTATATTGAATGGACTGGCATGAGGCAACTCAAACGGACTGCAGGTAAAATGCTGAAGAACTATAAGCTGGCCAATGCACAAATTGAAAAAAGTGATTATATCATAGCAGAAAGTGACTACAGTGAGGTAATTGAACCATTGATAAAAGAAGATGTTTCTGCTCTTGAATTGAAGTTTTATCCTATTATCCCTACTGTTGTTGATGTTCTTACCAATGAGTTTTCTAAAAGGTATTCTCGGATAACTTTTGAAATGAGGGATGAACAAAGTGCTAATGAGTTGTTACAAGAAAAGTATAAAGATGTTGAGCAGGTACTTTTACAAAAAGCTACACTAAAACAACAACTTGCTTTGCAACAAATGGGAATGGATCCTGAATCTGAAGAAGCTCAACAAATGATGAATCCTCAGGCAATTAAAAGTTTGCCGGAGATTCAAAGATTTTATGCAAAAGATTATCGTTCTATTTATGCTGAATGGGCCGAACATCAAATGGCAGTTGACAATGACAGGTTCTCAATGCAAGAACTGGAACGCCAAAACTTCAGAAACTCTCTTATAACTGATAGGGAGTATTGGCACTTTGTTATGGGAGAAGATGACTATGTTTTAGAGACATGGAATCCTACCCAGGTATTTTACCGTAAGTCTCCTAATGTCAGATACATGTCTGATGCTGCTTGGGTAGGTATGATTACCCTTATGACAGTACCAGAAGTTATTGACAAATACGGATGGATGATGAGCCAGGACCAGATGGAAACACTTAACTCTCTGTATCCTGTTCGTGGTGCAATGTACACTCAGACCGGCTTAGGTAATGAGAGTGGTGCATTTTATGATCCTACCATGTCATATGAATGGAATACTCAGGGCCCGGGTGTAGGCATGAGACAGTTTATGAGTGCTTACAACACACATAAAAGTAACGGTGATATTATACGATGGATCCTTGATGAGAATGAGGATCTTCAGGATACTGACTCAGCTTACCTTGTAAGGGTAGCAACTATCTACTGGAAGACTCAACGTATGATGGGTCACCTGACTAAGATAGATGAGACAGGTATGGTCATCCAAGAAATAGTTGATGAAAGCTATAAAATAACAGACAAGCCTTTATATAACACACTGGTTTTCAAAGAGAAAAGTAAAGACAACTTAATTTTTGGAGAACATATTGATTGGTTTTGGATGAACGAAACCTGGGGAGGATACAAGATCGGCCCCAATATTCCTGGCTTTATAGGGATGAATAACCCTTCTGGTTTTGCCCCCATGTATGTCGGTATGACCGGAGGTATTCCAGGTAGAATCAAATATCAATTTAAAGGTAGTAAAACAACCTGGGGTTGCAAACTACCGGTAGAAGGTCGTGTATTTAATGATTACAATACTCAGAGCAAATCCTTAGTAGATAGATTAAAACCATATCAGGTAGGTTACAACATGGTACTGAACCAGATACAGGATATTCAAATAGATGAGCTTGGTACCATTATAGTATTTGACCAAAGGACATTACCTAAGAACTCAATGGGTGAGGATTGGGGTGAGAACAATATCCAAAAGGCTTACCTGGCAGCTAAGAACTTTTCAATGATTCCGATAGATACTTCTATCCTGAATACAGAAACTGCTATTCAACAGATGCCTTTCCAGAAAATAGACATGAGTCAGCATGAAAGGATCATGTCAAAGATCAGACAGGCTCAGTGGATTAAAGAAGAAGCACTTGCATCTATAGGTTTGAATCCTCAACGTATGGGTACGCCTATAGATCAATCACAAACAGCTACCGGTATAGAACAAGCTATTGCTGCTTCATATGCCCAAACAGAACAGTACTTTATCCAGCACTCAGATGAATTAATGCCAAGAGTTCACCAAATGAGAACTGACCTGGCCCAATTCTACCAATCAACAAAACCATCCTTGCGTTTACAGTATGTGACTAAGGATGAAGAAAAGGTATTGTTTATGTTGAATGGAGAAGATCTTGTAGGTAGAGATATTAATGTAAGTTGTCATACCAGGGTTGGTATGCGTAATATTCTTGAGAACATTAAACAGATGATGCTTAAGGATAATACTAGCAATGCAACTCTTTGGGACAGAATTAGGGCAATCAAAGCTGATGATATGGTTGATCTTGAAAATGGCCTTAAGGCTATGGAACTTCGTCATCAGAAGGAACAAGAAGATCAGGCACGTCAACAACAAGAAGCTCAACAAGCTGAACAGGAGCATCAGGCACAAATGCAACAACAACAGCAGCAATTTGAAGCCGAACAGAAACAGCTTGATAGAGATACTCGTATTCAAGAAGCTGAAATTAGAGCTGCCGGTTTCTCTGGTGCAGTGGATATAAACAAGAATGAACAAAATGACTACCTGGATAATATGAAGTTTCTTGAGTCACAACGTCAGTCTACTGATAAGATGAATCTGGAAAGAGATAAACATATTACAGATACCAGACTTGAGCAAACTTATTTGGACATTCAGAGACAAAAGATAGCTGAACAGTCCAAAAGAACCACTGCTCAGTTACAAGTAGCAAAAATCAACAATAAAGTTAAGGACAAAAACAAAAAAAGCTAAGAGTGCATTTTTCTAAACATAGAATGTTTTTCTTGTCCCAGATTATTGTATATTAATATTGAACCAACAAATAAATATAAATGCAAACTACAGTAACTACAGAAGTTGTAGATCTTGACAAATTGTTCCCGGGTGTAGATACAGGAGATGTACTTACATCCAAGGTACCAAATATCTTGAGTAATGATAATGACATGTCGTTTTTGGATAAGCCGGTGCCAGCAAACAAAACTGAAGATGTCACAGATCCAAAGTCTGAAGATGAACCCGCTAAAGCAAAACCAATTGTCAATGAAACAGAAGCTAACAAGATTCTGGATTCGATAGGCAAGGATGATGAAGATGATGACGATGAGAATGGAGGTAGTACACAAAGCGGAACAGGAAGACCAAAATCAGATAAGAATGCCCTGGCAGGATATCTGAAAGAAAAGATAGAAGCAGGAGAGTTTTCTGCTTTTGAGGATTGGGATGAAAAGAAACAAAGTCTTGATGAGTATCTTTCAAAGCAATCTGAAAAAACACTGCATCAAATGCTTGATGCAAATTGGGAGTCCAAGGAGAGAGAACTTCTTGAACGCACCCCACAGGAGTTCTTTGAAGCATTACCGGAAGAGCTGCAATATGCTGCAAGGTATGCACTGGAAGGTGGACAGGACATGAAGAGTCTGTTTGCTGCACTTGCAAGGGTTGAGCAGGTAAGGGAGTTAGATCCTGAGGATGAAGATGGTCAAATTATCATAGCCAGAAATTATCTACAGGCAACAAACTTTGGTACATCTGATGAGATTGAAGAGGAAATAGCTAACTGGAAAGAAAGCAATCGTCTTGAAAAGAAAGCTAAGGATTTTAAACCAAAGCTGGATCAGATGCAGAAACAGCAGGTTGAATATCAGCTTGCACAACAGGCAGAGTTCAATCGTCAACAAAGAGAAGCTGCTCAGATGTATGTATCGAATGTTGGTCAGGCTCTTCAGAAAGGTGATCTGAATGGAATAAAGCTTGATAGAAAAACACAAGCTATGCTTTATGAAGGTCTTACCAATGTTGCTTATCCAAGTGCATCAGGTAAAGCAACAAACCTTTTGGGACACATGTTGGATAGGATCCAGTACGTTGAACCAAATTTTGAATTACTTGCAGAAGTAA